AGCAAAATCGATGCCACCTATCAAAAGAAAACTACCGCGCCAGCCAATGCTTTGCTCATGCCTGACGCTAGCGGCAACCTAGTGGACAGCGGCTTAACACCGACGTTCATCAACGCGTGTTGCACACAAGCTTCCAACGCGTTGACGGCCAGCACAAACGCTCTAGTGAAAACGGATATCGTCGACACTTCGACATCGGCTACTAAATTGTACAGTTCAACCAAAATCGATGCCACCTATCAAAAGAAAACGACAGCTCCTGCTAATTCTATTCTCATGCCGGACGCTAGCGGAAATTTAGTCGACAGTGGCTTGACGAAAACATCTATCGAAGCGTGCTGCACGCAAGCCGCTAATGCCGCTACCAATTCCCTATTGAAAACCGATATCGTCGACACTTCGACATCGGCTACCAAACTCTATTCGTCGAGCAAAATCGATGCCACCTATCAAAAGAAAACCACCGCGCCAGCCAATGCTTTGCTCATGCCTGACGCCAACGGCAACCTAGTGGACAGCGGCTTGACACCGACGTTCATCAACGCGTGTTGCACGCAAGCTTCCAACGCTCTAGCTACAAGCAATAACTCTTTACTAAAAACCGATATTGTCGACACGTCCACATCCGCTACGAAACTGTATTCGTCTAGCAAAATAGATGCCACGTATCAAAAGAAAACTACGGCTCCCGCTAATGCTATTCTAACGCCAGACGCTAGCGGTAATCTAGTAGATAGTGGTTTGACGAAAACATCTATAGAGGCGTGTTGCGCTCAGGCCGCCAATGCCGCCACCAACTCTTTGTTGAAAACGGATATCGTCGACACGTCCACGTCAGCCACGAAATTGTATTCGTCCAGCAAGATCGATGCCACTTTCCAGAAAAAGACGACGGCTCCGGCCAAAGCTCTGCTGATGCCCGATGCTAGCGGTAATTTAGTCGACAGCGGTTTGACTCCCACGTTTATCAACGCGTGCTGCACGCAAGCTTCCAACGCTCTCGCTGCTAGCAATAATTCGTTGTTGAAAACGGATATCGTCGACACGTCCACTTCTGCCACGAAATTGTATTCGTCCAGCAAAATCGATGCGACCTATCAGAAAAAGACGACGGCGCCGGCTAACGCTCTGCTGATGCCCGATGCTAGCGGTAATTTAGTCGACAGCGGCTTGACTCCCACATTTATCAACGCGTGCTGCACGCAAGCTTCCAATGCTCTCGCCGCCACCAACAACGTCCTCTTGAAATCCGATATTAAAGATTCCGGCTTATTGGGTGCTCCGTCTACCACTTCATTGTGGTCATCTAGTAAAATAGATTCGACTTTTCAAAAGAAATCGACGGCTCCGGCTAATACGTTGTTGATGTTGGATGCTAATGGTAATTTAGTGGGTGCCGGTTTCACTTCCGCTCAGCTTGAAACGTGCTGTTCGACTTCCAATCAAAGCGCGACTTCAACCAGTTTGTTGTATCTCCAGTACACCAACGTGTTTGCTTATTTTAATGCTGTAGCCAATACGTGGACTTTGGCGTCGTACTTTACCAAACGTTACGACACTACCGGCGGCTGGTATGCTAGTGGAAAATTTCAACCTAAAAAAGCCGGCGTGTGGTCGATTCGCGCGACTGCTTGGGCTCCTCGAACATTGGGCGGTAATCGTATTCATTTTTGTTTGGCTCAAAATGCGGCCATGAATCCCTTGTGGCAAGACGTCAATTCGTGGAATAATTCCACGCAAAGTAATTTGACAACATTTACGGCTAAAGTCGACGCTATTTTTGTTTTGAATGGATCCACCGATTACGTGTCGGCGTATTTTATGACCAATTCGTTGCCGCAGGATTTCGACGTTTTGGAAAATTGCAACATGTTTCAAGCCTACTATTTAGGTGGCGCTTAGATTCAAATCACTTTCTGAGAGATTCGAATCTTTATTCTATCGAAGGAAACGACGTCAATTCACTCGTGGTCAAACTTGTACTACTACTGCTACTGCCATTATTTCTGACTCGTTGAATGATTGTTCCCAGTAATCCGCCGATAATCATAGTGATTCCTACGTAGAGCAACCATTGGTATCTATCGGTAGTTTTAACAGCGGTAACGTCAACGGCGGCCAATTGAACGACTCCTTGCGGGTAAAACTGAAATTTACATCCGTCGCCGCTCTTGTAGAAAGTGATTTCGGGCACTTGTTTGGCGACGGTGCCACCCGTTTCCGTCAGACGAGCGTCGACGACGCGACACGATGACGATTTCAGGCACGCATCCATGGCTTGCCGAACGATAGTCGTCCTTGGAACGCTACCGTCCACATTACCGGTACAGGTGTCTCTGAACGGTCGCGTGTAATTGGACGATTTCATGTACGTTTTTCCTAGGGTAAAGTACAAGGCAAAAAACACGCCTCCGATGGCGATCATGAGAGGAAAAACGAAACGCAAAGCGTTGGACGTGACTCGCGCCGCGACCAGCACGGGCACGAGCACGAAAGCCAAAACGGCCGCCACTAACCAGGCCAAATTGAAACCTTCCAATTTCGATTCGGCTTCCTGATTCAATCGTTGTTGCACGTCGTCGATGGCTTTCACGCCGAGCACGCTTTTCAGCGCGCACTTGTCGAATATTTCGCTCATCTGACTCAGAACGTTGTTGGTAATGTTGACGCTACCTTTGACGTTCTTGATGGTGATGCTTTGCACGTTGTTGGCGTTCAACACGCACGATTGACGGATAGCGTTGTTGATGGTCGTTTGGCTTTTCACGATAGATTCTGCCGTATTCTTGGCATCGTCAAAAGTAAAAAAATTCAATCCGCTCACCAACGATTTCGCCAATTGATCGAGTTGCACGCCGATTCTTTTTTGCGAATCGACATTACTGATGCTGTCCATCAATACCGTCATGTTGACTTTGGCCGTTTGCGTGATGGTGTTGCCGCTAATGTTGACATCGCCACCGCTACCGTCGACGCTGATGATTTGCGTGTTACTCGTACTAATGGTGCTCGTCTGTACCGTTTCAGCGGCTATTTTCGAATAGATATCTACGACTGCTTTAGCTACGTTAGTCGATTTAGCATTTCCCATTTATTATGCTTCTTTTACAACAAGGAAAATATTTTTTCTAATGTCAATGGATTCAAGAAATTTTCATAGTGATCCATGCACGTTTTCCAATTGTTCGGTCCGCATCCGGTGGCTTTGAATTGATCCGTCTTGTCCTGGCGCACGCGGTAACCGTACCACGCTCCGACTTTATCGGTTGACGCCGCGTCTTGATTGGCATCTTCCTTCCAGTGGCACTCGACGACGCAATCCGTTTCCTCGCCACGATACTCGCTGCACGGTGTGAATTCGACCAGAAAATAATTGGCGTCTGTATCGGGAGGCGTGTCGTTCAATTCGTCGTACTGCGCTCGAGCAATGAGGCACCAACATTTGCCGTCTTTGATGTAGAAATCGACCGTGTCGTTGGACTTTTTGTATTTGTACACGGGACTTTTGCCGTGAACTCGCGTTAAAATGAAGCCCTCATCGACGCTATCGTAATGATCTCGAATGTAATTGAACGGGTACGACGTAAAGACGCAATTGTTGAGAAATAGGATCTTGTTGTCGACCAATTTTTTCAGGGAATCGTGTCGTTTCGTGTAATCCACTCGAAAACTGTTGGTCTCAAACAGATAAATAACGTCGTCTTTGTTTTCGTCGCCTTTGATGTATTCGCCGTAGGCCACGAATTCCATGTGAGGAAACGTCGGCACTTGGCACACTCTCTTTTCGTTGATGTCGTACGCGTATCCGTCTCCGTTGATGGCCACCAGTTCTCCATCACGTTTCTTGGTCACGCCGTACAAACCGTGAATGGTCGGTACCGTAGCGGCAGTCAATGAGAAGGGTTTCTTGAAGAAGCGAAACAACATTGTGTGCAGTGTGTTCAGAGGATACTGTTAAACTTCCAACCTAGCGATTTAAAGATAGTTTTGCAAATTTTATCTGTCAATAGTTTTCTTTCATTGGATTTTATCAACATGAAATGATCAGCGTGAACGTTGATATTGTGATGCTTTAGTAGTAAAAATAAGATGTATTGTGTATTAAAATTTTTCTTATTCAATTCCTTGAAATTCTTCAACTCCATATTGATGATGTCAAATTCTTGCAAGAGCTGCTCTTCAATGAAGGAAATGTCGCACGGAGGTTGACCCGTAATCAAATGGTGAATCAACACGTAGTCGTCATAGTACTTACTGTAGCCTAAATTTTTCATAATCATACACACGTGACTGAGACTGATGGTCGTCAACCGATAGTCGCTCAAATGGTTACTAATATTTTCTAAAATAGTTGGAGGTATAGTGTTCTTTTGTTTACCCTGAAAACGTATCATGCAGTCGCGAAAATGTTGGTTTCGATCGTAAATGTATTTGGGATTGACGCGCGTCGTGTCCGTATTGCTCGACTGTATAAAGTAGACTTTCTCCGATTTGCACGTGTAGCAAATGTTGACTGTTTCGTCGAAAAAGTAGCCGAGAGTCGAACCGCAATACTGGCACGTGTTCGGATCGTCTTTTTGCTGATCGACCACTTTGACGTTGTAGTAGTACTTTTTGTAGCAATCAAAAATTTCCCAAAAATTTTTCACCACGTACGTTTTACGCGCGTGATGCTGCTGCTTGGTGCCGTCCTCTTTCTGGAAGAACGTGTTCACCGTCGGCATTTGCATCAGCTGCACGTACTCTTTGAGAATCGAACGAATTTCTACGAAATAGAAACGAATAAAATTAATATTTTTAATGGTGGTACGAATCTCGTCCAGATCGTCAATCAAGTGACTGCGAACGCGTTCCGAGAGCCACGGTTGCGACAGGTAGTCGCACACTTGTTGTTCGCGAGTCGTCAACCCTTCTAGCTGACTAATTTCCTCCTTAAAATGTGTTTCTATTTGTTTGTGAAATTCCAAGATATTATCCATCTTTACATCTAAACTAGGAATTTTTAATCAACAAAAATCTATTCTGGCGTTATAATAAATATATTATCAAAAAATGGCGCAATCGAATATCACTTCAGGATTTATTGATATTGCAACATTGGATGAGATCGAAAAGTACATGTACTCGGGACCCGATGCCATCGTTTACTTTGTCCGCTCCACCTTGAAATCGACTTGGTTCACTCAGATTCCCGTATTGTTGTCGCGCAACAACGGCAATGCCGGTTTCGGGCAAGAGTGGAGTGTCAGCGTCAGTCGCGCCGGTGACTACCTCATTCACGTGTGGCTTCGCGTCGTCGTTCCCGCCGTCACTCTCAAAATTACCAATAGCTTTGCCGCCAACGGTCGCCTTCGTTGGACCAAAAATTTCATGCACAATCTCATTCGAGAGACGAGCATTTCTTTCAACGATTTGTTTGCTCACACCATCCACAATTATCATTTGGATGCCTATTCTCAGTTCACTGTCGAAGCTAGTAAACGCGCCGCTTACGATCAAATGATTGGCAACATTGGCGACATGATCGATCCTCACGGTCCAGGAGACACTATTCCTAGTCAAACGCTCAATCTCGTTTTACCCTTCTTTTTCACTCGCGATGTTGGCGTCTCTCTACCCACCGCTGCCATCCCTTACAACGAGATGCACATTAATTTCCAGTTCCGCGACTGGAAAGAATTGCTCATTTTGGACAATGCAGCCGCCGCCGGAGCTCAAGTCAACGTGCCTGTTGTCGGTGTCGATATCGATGCCGCTCCCGTCTTGGAAAGCGTTCAAGTATGGGCCAACTACGCCATCGTCAGCAACAAGGAACGTATTCTGATGGGTAAATCTCAACGTACCATTTTGATTGAACAAGTTCAAATCGCTCCTCGTCAATCGTTCAATCCCAAAGCCAATCCAGTTCCTAGCTACGACGTTCGTTTCAATCACGCCGTCAAAGCCCTCTTTTTCCAGGTTCGCAATTCCACATTTGCCAATCAGTGGTCCAATTACACGACTGCCTCTCCCGTCGTCACTCCAACTACTACAGCTATCGATTACGAAAGCCGCTACGCTCGCGATCCCATCAAGCACACGACGCTCATCTACGAGAATTCCAATCGTTTTTCCAACATGGGTAGCGATTATTTCAGTCTAGTCAATCCCTACTATCACGCTCCAGCTTGTCCCACCGACACTGGCTACCATTTGTATTCGTATTCGTTGAAATTCAACGATCTCGATCCCATGGGCAGTACCAATTACGGTAAATTGTCCAACGTCAGCTTGGTGCCAGCTGCTAGCGATGACGCCATCATAGCCAGTAACGGCACAGGCCCCGTCTTGTCGGGCACCAATTTCGGTCAGACGTTCGAATTTATAGTCACCGTCATCGTCAACAATATTATCCGCATTGCCGGCGGTACAATGGGTTTCCCTGTTTTGTAAATTGAGAGTTTAAAAAGTGAGCTTGTACTAAGAAATTATTATATTATTATAATGAGTCTAAGATTGAAAAAAGAAAGATGGCAACCGGACCCGTTTGTGCCGCCTTTGACGTTGGAAGAAACGCGAGCCGCTTGCGCCGCATTGCACATTGTCGACTACCCGCAGGTGGAACGCGCCGTTCAAGATCCACCCATCGAAGGTCAAAAGTATGCTCTTTTTAGTTTTTTCCCAGCCGCTCCCGGCGGCATCAACAAGTACAACGTGTTGGCTTTCGCCAAAATTAGAGGCGTCTACGCCACCGAAGAAGAAGCGGCTACGGCTGCCAGAAAAATCATCAGAAAAACAGACAGTTGCAACAAGATTCACACCGTCGTCGTCGGTCGTCCTTTCCCCATCTGTGAAGCCATCATGGGTAAAGTCGTCGATAAGGTTGTTCTCGATGACGACTATCAACAGGCCGAAAAAGAGATGCGAAAACGCGCCGAGGCCAGCGAACAGGACACGACTCGAGAACTTCAAGATCGAACCAAAGCGCTACTGGACGACGTTGACGAAACCAAAGCCAAAGATCCCGTTGAAACGTACATTGTCAAACGCAACAAAATGGCCACCATCGCCGCTCTGTACACTCAACACTTGGAGCAAATCGAAAAATTTAAAACGATCATGATTAAAACTCATGGTGAAATTATCGAGTTGGAAACGCCTGAAATTCTCGCTTGCTACCAACAAGTTTACGACGCCAAATGTCAAGAATCAGGCATTGTCCCCGACGCCGTTATACAATCCTATTTTAAAACGATACCATCCTTTGATTTTTTAAATAATAAATGTTAGAAAGAAGTCAAATCATCGCCATAATAATAATTATGATTGTGACTCCTTGGCTCATGTGGATGACGATCCCTTTTGGTAGAGATGGCGGCAGTAGTCCGTCTCCAGGTGGTGGTGGTGGTGGCGGCGGAAGTCCTACTCCCGGTGGTGGTGGTGGTGGTGGCGGGGGTACCACTCCTCCGAAACCGGGTCCGACCCCGAACGGCGCGTTCCCCACGTCGCAAGAAATCATGTTTAAATCCAAAGAGGAATGTCAGACGAAAGGCGGTGTCTTGAACTGGGTCGGCGATTCGGTTTTGTTGACGTGCAACAATATCGTCCGTTTTGGACAGCCCGAATCGCCCATTTTCAATGAATTGGATCAAGTCAAAGCGGCTATCGCTTCGGGCGCTTTGAAACCGGCTACGGAAAAAGATCGATTGGTCGAATACTTTAAACTCGTCTATCCCAATTCACCGGCGACATCGTGGTCGTCGATGAGCGAAGCCGATCTCGTCGGTCGCTACCAAAAATTGGAAATCTACTACAAAATGCCTCCGGAAATTCAACCAGCCACGCCCATTACACCTCGTCGCGATGTGACGAATCAGTTTTTCCGCGTACCCAACGGCGTGACTCTCGATCAAGACGCCAATGTTTTGGGTCAAGTTGGACCCTATTTGGAAGTCATTCGTTTCGGACCCATGTACTCGTTTTTCGCCGACCCGACTCTTTTTGTCGGCACCTATTACTATCCCGTTCGCGGTTCGGGACTCTACTTGCCGTTGGGTAAAACCTTGGTGGCCTACAACAAAGTGCACGCCATGAAACTGTTGGGTGCCGCCAACGACCAAATCGTTTTGTACGGCGGTCGTGATTTCCAGTCGTTTT